TATCAGCAGGGTTAACAGTTTGTGTGCCAACTGTATAGAAATTACTAAGTACAGCTGTAGTTATATTAAATGCTGTTGATAAGTTATATTCATTAATTCTGTCATTATTAGTTGTAATAATAAACACTTTAGTACCAGTTGGATTAAACGCTATACCCTGTGGACTAGCACCTCCAGTTACACTAAATAAACCAAATGCGGTTGCGGTAGAAAGATCAAAAGCAGTTGATAAGTTCCATTGTTGAATTTGATTACCATTACCAAGAACAACATACATTGAAGTACCTGTGGTGTTAAATTTAAGACCTGTTACTGCACCTGCATCAACAGTAAGACCAGTACCAACAGCTGTAGCAGTTGATATATCCCACGCTGTACTTAAATTATATTGAAAAACTTTATTTATAATTTCAAAACCAACGAACATTTTAGTACCATCATTACTAAAAGCTAAACCTCTAGGACCGTTACCTTGTGCTGCAACTGAAAGAGTATTAACTGGTGATACTGATATAGTAGACATATCCCAAGCTACTGAAAGATTATATTCAGTTACATTATCACTATTATCAGAAACATAATACACCTTTAAACCATCTGCTCTAAAAAAGAAATCATTTGGAGTGTTACTAGTACGAGAACTAAATGTTGATTGAAATGATGAAGGTAAAGAATAAGGTACACCACCACTAAATGAGTACTGAAATTCTTTTTCAGTAGGTGCATTAATAAAGTTAACAGTTGTATTAGATGTTAAAGTAGCATTAAAGAAATTAAATTGACTTAAGTCTAAATTCTGTGTAGCACCAGAAACATTTGTAGTTAATAAAGCGGCACCGTTAACACCTTGTGCACCTGTTGCACCTTGAGCTCCTGTTGCACCTTGTGCTCCAGTAGTACCAGCATCTCCTTGAGCACCTGCAGTTCCAGCATCACCTTGAGCACCAACTGCACCTTGCGCACCATTAGTACCTTGAGCACCAATTGCTCCTTGTGCACCATTTGTTCCTGCAATACCTTGAGCTCCTTGAGTTCCATTAGTACCAGCACTACCTTGTGCACCTACAGCACCTTGTGCTCCAATTGCTCCTTGAGCTCCTGTAATTCCTTGAGCTCCTTGTGCACCATTAGTTCCATTAGAACCTTGTGCACCTACTGCTCCTTGTGCGCCAATAGTACCATTAGTACCTTGTGCACCTGTTGCTCCTTGTGCACCTGTTGCTCCTTGAGCTCCTTGAGCACCAATACCACCTGCACCAGTCCAATTACCACTAGAATCGATTACTTCTCCGTAACCAGCTATGTTTAATTGTACTGTTGTTGTTTGATTAGCTGTAATATTTACTTCATCTAAGCTTACTTCGATTGGCATGTTTACGCCTATACCATCTGTAAATGGTTTAAGAGTTGCCGTTACGCCTTCAGAACCTTGAGCACCAATACCAACTACTGACGGAAACGTCTCGTAAATGTATTTGTTAGTTAAATCTGCCATGTTTTATATTTATTTCTTTTTAATTTTATTAGTTATACGCACACGTCCCATTCAAAGTTTTGGTTTTGCCATTGTCCAGCCATTGGCCAAACTTGACAAGTTACGATAGGTGAACATGTCCAAGTAAATGTAGAGAATCTCCAAATGTCTGTTGAGTTCCATCTAGCACATTCGCTTTCATCTCTTGTTAAGTATACGATATTTCTTTCTGGATCGTTATCAGAAATATAGGTTATTGTTACGTTTTCAGGTTGTGTATTCTCTAAATACATTTGACCTTCTTCTAGTAAATAACCATCAAATGGATCTAAAGTTGGTGCATCGATTGCCCATAACTTGTAATCGTAATTACCACTAGGGGACAGTCTGATCACACCATTTTCTGGATCTATTAATATCTGTTGTTGTACTAGTTCAATGCTAAACTGGGTGTATCTGGTGTTTTGTACGACGATGTTTGGCATAACATATTGCCAAGTATTCGTAAAACCATTTTTAAAACCAAATAAGAAGTTATTAGTAGCATAAGGAATGTCAGCATTTAACGTATTAACGTAAATGATGATGTCAGTATTATTAGTAAGATTTGTTAAATTAATCATTACGATTTGCTCTTCTTTATTTTAAATATAAGTTATGACACTTTTGACACAACACAAAAAAAAGCCTCTAATTTCTTAGAGGCTTCCTTTAAAAAGAGTGAGATTGTTAAGATTAAGCTGTAACTAATCCAATACCACTAAGAACATCGTTAAGAGTATCACCAGCTAAAATTGGGTATGCAGCTGCAGGTTCCTGCGCCGTGAACGATAACGTATATCCATTCATGTCAGCAACAGCAGTTCCTGTAGCAGCGTTAGAAGCTGACATTACTGCGCCTCTTGTAAGACCCATAACCCAAGTTACGTCTTGTTGATCTACGAATGCAATTCTAAGATCTCTATTTTGAGCCAATAAAAGAATTTGATTTCTCTTATCTGCATCCATTTTCTGAAGAACTACTGTTAATACACCTTCGTAGTAAACAGTACCTGCAGTATTTGAAACGTTGATAGCTTCTGCAAAGAAAGCTGTATCTTTTGCTAACTGATATTCGTAGAACGAACCAGTACCAGCGATAGCAGTGATTTCACCAGCAACAACAGTTGTTGATGTAATTTCACCACCTAAAAAATACGCAGTCTTTAGACCACCCATCGCGTTCATACAATCTAGCGGCAAAGCGCTATTAATTAAACATGCCATGATTTTATATTTATATTTTTAATTTTTTAAATTAGGAGAGTCCGAAGACTCTCCTTATTGGTGGTTTTATTATGCTACAGTTGATACGAACTGAGAAGCGTAAGCAGCAGTACCAAGTTTGAACTTAGCCATGAAGTTTACAACATCTTGAGATGGATCGTAGTAGAATCTGAATTGATCTTGGTCATTGATGATACCAGTTCCCATGAACAAGTATTTCTTAGGACCTAAAACAACAGCAGATGTACCAGCACCGTCAACTAATCCAGGAGCAGCAAATACTTTGATGTTAGTTCCTGGGAAGATAAAGCTAGATTCAGCTTGACCTGCAACATTGTTGATGTTAGGGTATTGCAATAAGATTGAGTTACCTGTAGCGATCAAGTTTTGAGTTAATTTAGAGTAAGTGTTGTAAGACATATAAGCTACTAAATCATCTTCTTGCTTTAAAGCAACTGGAAGTTTATCAATCATGAACCACATGTTATCAACTGCATCATTTGCAGTCCATGCAGTAGAAGCACCTGTAGCATCTATAGCACCTTCAGCAACTGAAGTTTGGAATTTTAAACCGTCTAAAGTAGAACCATCACCAGCCCATAGAGTAGTCTCTACGTATTTGTTGATTTCTCTAACTTTTAAGTTTGCAATTGATTCTTCAAATGGTACAGTTTCGTGGTAAGCAGAAGCTGACATTTGGCTTGACAACCAATAGTCGTAAAGTGAATCTGGACAAAGTTGTTCTTTTAACATCTTAGCTTGTACTACAATTGGTAATTGAGTAAAGATAGTTGTGTTAGTTCCAACTTGACCTGCACCGAATCCGCAAGTAGCGTCTAAGATGTCTACACCTGCATCTAAGATGTTAAGGTTAGTTGTTCCGGCAGTTAAGCCAGCTTTAACTACTAAGTTATTAACCGTTTGTGGCTTCAATAACGCTTTAGTAATTAGATCGATTTGTGATGTTTGGTCAACGTATGCTGACAAACCTGCTAAATTGAATGACATAATTTATGTGTTTTTATTTTTAATTTTTAATTTGATTACTTTTTCATTGCACTTTTGATTGCTTCAACTTTAGCGTCGAATGAATCAAATGTTTTTGCAGCGTCAACAATCTTAGGGATTGATGTAGCAGCAGGAGCTTTAGAGAACTTTTCCATTTTAGTTTTCATAGAACCCATTTCTTCTTTAATCATTGCTACTTCTTTAGCAACTTCTTCAACAGCTTCGAAAATAGCTTTCATAGTTTCAGCAACTTTTTCAGTTACTCTTTCTACGATAGTGTCTTCCATAGCTACAGAAACTTTAGGATCTTCCATTGGCATTTCTTCTCCAGAAACTTCAACTACAGTAGCGTCAGCACCTGGTGCTTCTT